ATATAAGCTTGAGACTAGTTGAAATTAGACCTTAGTTCATGGGTTGAACAAGGATATGGAGGGGTTTATTCCCCTCCTTTTTTAAATAGGATAGCTGATGCCGAATCAATATTTGCCAGGTGTGATCGCAATACCAAGTTCTCTAAACATTACAGCCATCACAAATGCATTTCCTATGGTCATTACTGTGGAAATTAGCAATGAGAGTACAGAGGCAAACACATACATTGTAGGCATGGCAGTAAGGCTTTTTATTCCATATGATTACGGCATGTTTCAGGCTAATAATCTGGTTGGAACGATCATCGCTATAGACAACTTAAATTTTTCTTTAAACCTAGATTCTTCTCAATTCGATGTATTTGCAATACCAGGCTCAAATCAAGCGCAGCCTGCAAGTATATCACCCGCAGGGTCTAGAAATTATGAGTATAACAATAATTCGGGGAAGGTACCCTTTCAATCTTTAAACAATATAGGTAACTAGTATGACAAAACATGTAGTCATGTGCACAGATAAAGGCGAAGAGCATGGTTTGATAAACACGCTAACTAATAGCGTACCATTTGATGAATTCAAAAACATGAAGCCAGAACATAAGAAGCAGTTAGAGAGTCAGAAGAAAGAGGATTCAAAAATCGTTAAGGCTGAATATATGAACTCAAGAGGGCGCCATGAGAGACTTACAAAACCTTATTGTAAATATTCTGGCGATCCTATTCAAATCTGGCATTTTATTCCTGGTAAAGTTTACGAAGTGCCTATTGGATTAGTTAACGAAGTGAATGACAAGAACAAAATCATGAAAAAACGTAGTGGTCTTGTCAGCATAGATGGAAGCCCGGTTACAAGAGATGAAAGCCCATTAGGAAGTGATCAAGATGGGGACTGGCTTCATAAATTTGTTTCAGTTTCATTTTAATCATTAGGTAAATATGAGCGCAGTTCAGCCAGCTGATTCAACGTATACATTCATTGAGACCTTGGTTAGACATTTAACGGCATCGGGAAGCAACTCGGCGTTGTCTAGCGAGGACATAGAGCGTCAGGTAAACACGTTTTATAGCAATGATTTTCCATATGCGATAAAGATTGATCAGCAAAGAGCTGTGTATAAATTTCTAACCATACCGAATGTGGATAGATACCCTGTGGATGTAAACAATCTGCAGGGTTTTCGTGCTCCAGTATATTTCGAAGGAATTCAAGGAAACTTTTTTAAGAATAGAGATCAACTATACAACTTATACCCTAGATACCCTACACAATTTCAACAGGGATCGGGTGCTTCTGGAACGATCACAGGAGCAACACAGGCTAATCCGGCTCAGATTACTAGTCCAGATCACAACTTGATTACAGGCTCTGTGATTACCATTTCTAATGTTGGTGGAATGGTTGAGCTTAACGGCAACACATACACTATAACCGTTGTGGATGCGAACAATTTTACTTTAGACGGTATTGATAGCTCTGCGTTTACCGCATACACTAGCGGTGGGTCGTGGACGTCATCTAACACGTTCTCTTTTACCCTATTTGGAAACAATGTCAATCCATTTCCGCAGCCTAATTTCGGCATTCTTAGTACTCAATTAGTGATTGGTGGCATAGATGAGAACGGAGATCCCATACGCATTATAGACGATGGGGGTGCAGTTGTTGACGCCTATGGAATAGGTAGAAACACAACAAACGGTCAACTCATTTTCGTTAGACAGAATGCAGTAGGAAATAACGTCTATTTAGATTCACTAAACGTACAACAACAAGCGATACCTAACATATCACCTCTAGGCGGTCAACAAAATGCCAACCTGCCTAATCAACCCTATCCGCCATCACCTCTAACACCTCAGTATTGTGGGACAGTCAACTACGTGACTACGCAGATCAATTTATTACTTCCTGTTCCTATACAAGCCGGATCACAACTAAATATTTGGGCAGCAACCTATCAGGTAGGCCGTCCATATAACCTATTATTCTGGAATAACGAATTAACAGTTAGACCCGTTCCCGACAACGTATATCTTGTAGAAGTAGAAAGTTATCAGACGCCATCACAGTTCATGCAAACGACAAATCATCCAATCTTGAATCAGTGGGCTCAGTATATAGGGTATGGAGCTGCAATGGAGATATTACGACAGAGACAAGATATGGAAGGCGTAGAGAACTTAAGAGAAGGTTTTGATAGGCAAGAGGCGCTTGTATTAGAAAGGCAGTCGATCGAGGAGATACAGCAACCTAATATCACATTATTTAATAGCACTCAAATAGGATATGGAGTTGGATCACGGTATGGAGCAGGTTTCTGATGCCAGGATATAGCCCCCTCAAAATCACAGGTTATGAAAGTGGGCTTGTGCAAGAGCGCGAGAATTTTCTATTGCCTGATGATGCATATCCTCAATTAAGAAATGCCTATGTGTGGCGCGAAAGGATCTTGCGTAAAAAAGGTTATCAATTATTAGGAAGACTTCAACGTGAGGTTACAGCTACGGCATTGTATGCATCGGATAGCTTTAATCTTTACACGTTTCTATCTATTACAGAGTCAACTGCAGAAATAGCCATAGGATCAATAGAAATCACTCTAGGAGCAGAAACGTACACTGACAATGAGGACGGTACCTTAACTGGCGTTCCTTCCGGCAGCGCGACCGTAAACTATGTTACTGGAGATATCGTATTTACAACAGCACAACCAATAGGCAGCGCTCTAACGGTAACTCTATTCTATTACTCTGGTCTTCCTGTCATGGGAATACGAACTAGGGAATTAACCAACAGTACATTCGAAGAAACAATATTTTTTGATCAGGTCTATGCCTATAGGTATAATGCTACTATCGGAGGATTTGAAGAATTTATTCCAGGAACTACATGGAATGCCTCAGGACAACCCGTTTCTGGAGTGGATTTCTTCTGGTCTACAAACTATTGGGTAAGTTCATCTACAATTCCAGGAACAGCAGACCCATTCTTCACCACTAATAATTTTAAACTATTTTGGGTGACAAATAACACTGGTCAGTTTGGTGTAAACGCAGATCCACCAAGGATTACTGATGGAACTACCTGGTATGATTTTTACGATGATGCAAGCCCTACAACTGTCACACCGTGGGCGCAGATAGATGCGACGACTTTCCTAACAAACTTTTTATCTATGCTTCCTTTTAGAGGACGAATGGTGACCTTCAATACATGGGAAGGGACAAATGCGACTAATTCATTAAATTATTCAAACAGGATTAGATGGGCGACCATCGGAAATCCTTTTATACCGTATGATGCAGGCCCACCAGCAAAAGGATCATGGAGAGATGATATCAGAGGACAAGGGGGATTCCTTGATATACCAACTAGTGAAGACATCGTTTCAGTTGGTTTTGTTAGGGATAACCTGGTTATTTATTGTGAGCGCTCTACTTGGCAGCTACGCTATACTGGTAGGTCTATCGCTCCTTTCCAAATTGAAAAAGTTAATAGTGAATTAGGTGGATCGGGGGCTTTTTCATCCGTTCAATTCGATACATCACTTGTGGGCATAGGAGACAAAGGGATTGTTGAATGCGACAGCTATAAATCTCAAAGAATAGATATTAAGATTCCCGATTATGTTTTCGATTTCCAGGTCGGAAATAATGGATCTGCTAGGGTACATGGAATTAGAGATTTCATCAATCGTCTAGCGTTTTGGACAACCGCTATATCTAGTGAATATCAACCTAATTTAAGTCCTTCGGAAAAAATATTCCCGAATCAAAGATTGGTATACAACTATGAAAACGACTCTTGGGCTCTCTTTAACGACTCATTGACGACAGTTGGAAATTATCAGGAACAAAGTAATATAACGTGGTTAAACACCCCAATATCATGGATAAATTATCGATTTTCCTGGATAGGTTCACCTGTTCAAGGGATACCTGAAATCGTAGGGGGGAATCAACAAGGATTTGTGGAGTACCTTGATCAAACGATCAACGGTGATGTTAGCCTTTACATTCAAGGTATTCTTGGAAATGCAACGGTAGGGCCGCCAATTACAGGCACTGCTACATCCATAACTAGCCCTAACCACAATATGAGAACGGGGTTTGTGAATCTAAATAGACGTTATTTCCTACTGCATTCTGTCTAACGAAAATGAGTTG